AATTTGTGGATGTGTAGAACCATCCATGGAGAACATAGAATCAAAATTACTATCAACAAAAATAGATCCTGTCTCTTCTCTAAACAAATAAGTTAATGACTGGGTTCGTTTTTTCCATTCAGTATATCTACCTTCACCTTCGCGGATCATTTCTCCTATCCAAAGCTTACTTGGATCAGTGCAGGTGATGAAGTTAGATACAAAGAAATCAATCATTTCTTGATCTGTCTTCTGCCTTGATACTTTTTCAAACCAGAATCTATCCTTCCTTTTATAGAAAGATTGTACGGTTGCACGACTCTTACCACAATACTTGTGATAGTCATACTTTTCTTTCGTGAAGTGATTCTTCAACGAAAGGTATTGTTTGTAGGCATCAAACGGCATCATGAAAAAAGTAATAGGGTCAAATTTTTGCCGGAATTTTTTTCGGACAAAAATAGAATCAAATAGGCAATTTTGCTCTGGAACTTCTCTTCAAGAAGTTAAGTTCTAGTGCTTCACATTTTAACTTTTCTTTGAGTGGTTTGGATATCAGTTTGGGAACTGATTCTACATCAATGCTATTGTTATCACAGAAGTGAACAACAGCATCAATATAACTCATTCCATCACCAGTATGTACAAGAGACTCAATCTCTTGCGCGAATCGAGAGGGGCAGAAGAATTTACTTTCTAGTGCTTTTTCTAGTTCATTCTCCATTCTCTGTCCTAAGATTGTGAGATACAAATTCTTTAATATAACGAACCAATAACTTAATATAATCCCCTTTGTTTCTTTTGTCAAATACTTTAACCTCACCACCTGGTGTAACCATAATAGTGATAAGTTTTTTGACGGGGATACCAGTCAATTCATAGTAAGCAGTTGCATAAAACATTTCTTGAACGAAATAGTTTTCCAACCATGCTTCTGGTTTAATTTTTTCTGAGGTCTTAAAGTCAATGACTGCTAACTCTCCCTCATACTCACCGATGCAGTCTACCCTACCAGCTAAACCCAGATATTCTGAGTAGAGTGTTCTTTCTATAGCGTGTATGTTATTTATCTTATCTAGATATGGTTTAGCATGGTGAAACATGAATTTTGTGAGAGGACGAAAGTCATCCCAATTGATTTCATTGTTCCGCATGTATACTTCAACTGCTTCATGGAAGTCAGTACCACGGGCAGTTGCTCTTTTAGTAATACGATTTGCTTCTTCAATACCAACTCGCTTACGCCACTTTACAAAGATCTGTCGGTTATAAAAAGAAGTTACAGATGTAATAGAAGGCACCCAGTCTCCACTTGGAAGGTTGTAGAGACGGATGCCATTTGTTTCTTTCTTGTTTAATTCAAGGTCACCGAGATAATTACAATGCTCAAAAATCATAAATTCAAATCCATTTTTGCAACTAAGTATTCTTTACAGAGACCAGACCTAACAATATCATTAACGCCAAATTCAATGATATCAACTGACGGCATAACTCTAAGCACTCTCATGAAATCAGCAATCCCAGTCTTTTCAGAGGCCTTTACAAGATCAGATTGAGTAGCATCACCACAGAACATGATCTTACTATTCTCTCCTATCCTTGTGATTATACTATCAAGTTCATGGAAATTCAAGTTCTGAAATTCATCAACGATAATGACTGCATTATCAAGTGTAGTACCACGAATAAAAGATGTAGACCAGAAACTAATTGTTCCTTGTGCCTTAAGATTACCATACAGCATTTCAAAGTCTGTATCAGTAGGCATCTCAAACATATACTTCACCATATTCTTATAAGGAATTTGGTAAAGAGAAGACTTATCCTCATGGTCTCCAGGTAAGAATCCAATCTCTCTGGTTGCTACAAGAGACCTGACGATGTAGATCTTTTCATAAGGAGTCTTGGGGTCAAGAACATCTCTAAGAGCATTGTAGAGGGTTACAAAGGTCTTTCCAGTACCCGCACACCCATAAGCAACAATGTTTTGATCATTCTTATAACAACGGAAAAGTTCTTGCTGGTTTTCTGTTAGAGCCTCGATGGGTTTCATCAAGTCTGCATTGATTGGTTTCTTTCTTTTCATATGCTTGTTGCTCATCCCGAATGGGACTACTGGTGTTTGAGACTTTCTTTTTGAGGTCATACGCTATAAGAGATTGGAAGGATTAACCGTAGTATCGGTTTTTGCGGACATTAGCACCTGGTTGTTTAGATGCACGATCCAAGACCTCATTCCATCCATTGGATTTGGCCTCGCCGGTCCACTTAAATTCTCTGGACTGTCCTGCACATCCTTCCGACCAATCTTTATCCCATCCTGGATTCTCTTTTCTCCACTCATCATATGCTTTCATAGTCATACTGAGTGTCTTCTTCTCTTTTGTTTCTAAATTAATAACAGGGTATGTTGGCATAGCTCAATTGTTGGTGTAAATATTTATGAATTCCATTCCATTGCTTCTGCAACAGCAGGGAATTGTTCACAGAAAATTTCTTTCGCACCTAGTGCAAGATCCATATGTTCCTTCTGTGTACCATTTGCAGAACGCAAATCGATATAATGAATCCATGAACGAACTGAACCGGTCATGTAGATTTTTGTGGGACACGCCAAAGGAAGCACAAAACGAGCACACTCCTTTGCAATCGATGCATCAAGCATTTCTTTGTAGAGTTTCATTCCTTCTTCAAAATGTTTTTGCATTTTGATCTGGAATTCTTGACGTGTATACGGGTCAATATTATCAATAGAATTCTGACGATTCTTGGTGTCTTGTCTGCGTAGTTCAGGTAGAGGGATCTCCTCCGCGAGTAAGGAAGAATCAGCATAGCGTTGTGAAAATTCCTGATATGTAAATGAACGGTGGCGCAGCACTTGAGCCGCGATTCCCCTGGTAGTATTCAACTCTAGAGTCATGTATGCTTGCTCAAAGATACTCCAGTGCTGGTGCTTCACACAATACTTGAGCAATCCAGAGAACTTTTCATTCTCCTGATTGTTTGGGTTTGACACACGGGCACAGTATGCCATGTGCTTCTCAGCATCAGGAGTTACGCTGATTAATTTTACGTTGTTCTCTTTCATCAAGTGTCTCGTTAATAATGTCTTTTAGTTCTTGTCTTTCTAGATCAGTAAAGACATTTCGTTTTGGTATCATCAATGGTGGATAGGATTTCTTTGATGATGTTTTACCACCACTAGAAAAACTCATTCCTTGTGTATCTATCTTATCCATCGTCATCCTCAAATACTTCGTCGTAATCTAAAATGTAATTAGCAGCAGGATCATCAAAATTTTCTTGCTTTGAAGTATATGCATCAGTATTAGAATATACCTCTGCTTCTAAAGCATCGACAAGAAGTTTGAGATTTCTTACTATCAGTTTAAGTTTGTCTCTTTCCATAAGAGAAGAATATACTCTCACTAATTATAGACAAAAAAAGAGGACCCGTCAAGGTCCTCATTTAGTTACTTTCCAATTTTGTATGCCTCGGGATTTTAAAAAAACCCACTTGGCATAAGATACACCACGATAAGTCAAGAATCTAAAAACTCTATCTGGATCGTGTATTTCTGGATCATAATCAGGAAGACCATAGTCCCACTCAAATTTGACCCTAAGCATTGATTTTACCCCCTCATAATGATTTATGAAGAAGTAAAAGTTCACCGTAAAGTAATGTTAAGAATGCTACAGAACCTAGGGATACGATCCCAGTTAGTTGTAGTGCTTCCATATCACTTTACATATGTGCGACCACGATAGCAGAAAGTGCCGTGAGTCTGTTTGGACTCTACACTGTGATTGTCATACTTAACACCACGATATGCGGTGTGGGTGATCTGTGCGTCATGAACAGCAGATGCTTTGTTGATCTGCTTCTTGATCATGTTTAGTGTGTTCATTTGTTTACTCCTGAAGTTGGGTGAAAATTAACCTTCTCATCTTTCGATGGATCCGTTTTTTCCCGTTCCTTCAGTCGTTTGCGTCCCAATAGTCCCAATAACAATTAGGTGTTGATTCTTTCATAACCTCAATTAATTCAATCTTAACTTGATTGTTAACATTTTCATTATTCTTTATCCGTAGCATAATGCTATCGGCATCAGAACAATTGAGTGTTGAATATAAGAGAAAATCAATCATGGGATGAACGGCTCCGTTCCGCGACTTACTTGCGTCCCCGAAGGGATGAACGACAGGTCTTATTATAGACCTCATACATTATTTAGTCAAGTGTTTTCGTATCAACACGAACATTTATAATTATGGTTATTCAAATAATGCAAGGTTTCCTTTAGGTCTCCACGATGCTTGAGTCCAATAGCAATCTGTGGGTACTGAGCTTCTTCACCAAACTCTGCATGAAACTGTTTACCTGTAAAATCTTCATCCAAGAAGTATTCATGGAAATCTTCGTGAATACTCTTCAAGAGCATACCAGCTCTTTCACACTCTTGACTACCGTTACTGTAAATTACTGCTTGCACTATACTCCCCTCCTATTATAGGGTTCTTTCTAATCTTAAAGTTGCTTGATCTGGAAAGTCTCTTGGACGACTATCTTCTGCATTATCGGTTCTGGGTGAACCCTCGTTTTTCTTTTCAGTTTTTTGGAATGATACTCTCTTATATCTATTCATCCATACATCAGGCATCCAATAAGTTATTTGCCAGTCAACCGTGGGATTTAATTCAATATGCTTTTCAACTGTATGATTGAAGATACCGATTTGAATGTATCCGTCATGAGTTACACATTTCTCATTACCAATATCAACTATGAATAGTTTCTTCAAAGAACTACCTCATTAGGGTTGAGATTTTTTACAAATTGCACAGGGTCCTTCTCAGACTTATGCACCCAATGATACCTCATCATCTTGAAAATGGGATCCCATGTCTGGACACAGACATAATTAGTCACGATGCCTCCAAGAAATGCTTATATTATCTAGACCTTCCACTTCAGAGGGTTCAGATATAATTGTTGGTTTTGGGTCTTCCTCAGACCATTGTTTCTTAATTTCTTCCGCCTGTTTATCTACAGACGATATTTCCATATCTACCCTACCTGCAACCCACTTTTGCCATAACCATTCAATAAATCCTAGAGCAAGGTGCTGAATGATTGGATTTTGTTTCTTTGCCCACCGTTTCATTTTAGTGAAAGGTGTATCCACCCCACCCCACTGATATTCAAACTTGTGTTCAAATTCAGTCACGTTGCCTCCAATCATCAGGTTTATCTCTTTGAAACCAATCTTTAATATCATCAGCACTACTGAACCCCGTTTTATGATTGGATGGATCGGGGTCCCCTAAACCCATCCTATTCAGAAAATCGTCGGTACTACCTTCCTCAATATCTTGCGATGCTTGTCTTCGTGCCTTCTGTAACCAATCTCTAGCAGTCGTATGTGACTTAGCTAGTTTCTCTGCCCATATCATATCTCCTAAATCTACTTGTTCTTTGTTGGCAATCTTTTGACAAATAGACTCTAATCTGAGTCTGTATCGGGTAGAGAGCATTTTATTTCTTTCGAAGTTTAGATTCTAAGTCTGTAGTTTTTTGAAACTCAGCATAAGCATCTCCGGATCTTTCTTGAAGAATATCCATAAGGTCTGCATAAATGATGTCAACATCAATATAATTATTAAAGTATTGATCTAGTGCTTCAGTTAGATACCTTTTGCGAGTCCACTCAGGTGAGTATGGTTTATACATGATGAGGATAATACATGCTAATGATCATAGTTCTATTTAATAAAGATGTCAACTGTCTCCTAACTTTTTGATATGAGACAGATTGGATCTTTCATTCTTCTTCAATTTTTTATATTGTTTGATAATTTTTTCAATCTCTTTTTGAGAGACACTCAACTTCAATTCGTCTTCTTCAATAAAACCAAGACCACCTTGTTGAGTCTCTTCTTTTGAATCAACATAGTCATTAATACTATCTTGAATTTCTTGACGGATTAAAATATCAACCGCCTTTTTTAAATCTTCTTCACTGGGTTTCATTTCCTCTTCTTCTCCTTCTTTGGTTTATTACCCCAAAGTTTTGGGTTGATGGATCCATATCCAAAATCAATTCTTTGAACTGATCCTTTTCCATATCGATCGTAATACATATCAAACATCTTTGATACTTTATTACATCGAGTGAGATCCATACACTTTACACCATCAGCAATGTACCAGATAAGTCTTGCATCTGTAGGAAAAGACTTATCGTTTGCTGCCTCATGTGTCGTTTTCTCAAGAAGAATTTGGCAATCATAATCAGATGGATTGATTTTTGTTTCCTCTGACCCATAATTGGCCATTTCTTTCTCCTCTGTTTTGTTGGGACGTTCTTCTAGTTGACTTGTCATCAGGAGCGACCTCCCCAAGTGATATCTGGATAAGCTTCTGCAACCATATTTTTTGTTAACCTATACTTATCTGTAAGAAGACCATCCTTTACAAGAATGAGAAGTTCTGCTTCTCTAGGATGAAGTCCCCTGAGTAAATTAATAAACATCATCTCTCT